CATCTTGATGTTCGCTGTATCGGCAATTGTTACGTTACCATACAACATAGGTTTGTAAATACTCTCGTAGATATTGAGTTCTAGAAATACACTACGCAGGTTGAGTGGGTCTGCTTGACCTAGAATGTTAATCTCTGGCATGAAAAAATCACCAGCGAAACTAATTTCGTCTGTGAATAAAGGCATTATGATGGTCTCTTAATTAGTTGTTCAAATTCTTTTCTAAATTGCGCCACATACACTCGATCAAGTAATCGTATGCGTCTTTTGTTATCGTTAAGTGTTTGTTCGTGTTCATAGTTTGTTACCGCTGTCGCACCTGATGTATCACTTGATACAATAAGTTTTCTTGTTGTGTCACCAGACGTTGCATTTATCTCATAATGGTGCGTAGCATTCGGGTTTGAATACTTATCGTTGACAAACTGAGACAATGCAACTTGGTCTAGTGGCCAATCATAACGGGAGGTTATGTTGTTCACAGTAACTATTATCCAATGAAGTTTCGTATCACCGTAATATCTAAATGCAACAGTGTCAGGTTGTTCACCGTCTCTTACGTCATATGTATCAAATACCAAAGTATTCGCTTTGACGTTACTTTTTAGGTTGACACGGCGTACAATATCTGTTATAAGTGTCTTTGTTTCTGTATCAGATACGTCATATTGATACAAAGGAAAGTTTTCAAAATAAGACATTAAAATCCTTCTACTACTTTTTCTTTAGTCATGATCTCGGTCTCTACAA